CCTTCCATTTCGACTATTTTTGTGCGAAAGAAATGCATAGAACCGCAGTCTTATGCGATTTTCTGCGGTATCACGAAGCGTTATTTTCGCCATTTTCGTCGTCTTTCGCAATAATCGGTATCACAAACGGTATCACGAGAGCAGCGCACCTAATACCGCCGCTGCTCTTTTTCCTTTTCCATTGCCGCCTGCCTCTCCATCCATACCCGCTCATACCCCGGCACCGGCCGCCCGCACCGGGTGCAGACATACGCCTGCGGCCAGCGGTCACGGGTCCAGCGCGGGCGCATGAGCGCCATGCAACGGCACGACTGGATCGGGCCGATCCACGTCTTCACGCCGACCGCCTCCGCACCGGCATGCACGCCAGAATGCTCTCGGCCCGAAACGTCCTCGGCGCACGTGAGGTCAAGCAGAACGCCCGCACAACGCCGTCCCGCACGCCCAGCACGCGCACCACTCGCTGCGAAAGACGGCCGTCGGTGGACTGGTAGATGATCTCGACGCGGCGACCAATATACTTGTGCATACGGACCACACCCCGAACAAGTGTTTGTATCCGTATTATATGCAAACATGCGTTCGGTATGCAAGCATAATAAGGGCCGCAGCGGTGCTTCCGCATTTGTTCGTATGATGTTCGCTTGTGCTATACAATCCTATGTGGTATATTATAGTCAGAAAGAGCGAACGGGAGGAATGAACGATGAAATACATGGAACTGGCGCAACAACTGATCGACGAGGGCTGGAGCTATATCGGAGTTCGCGCCCTCTGCCCGGACGAAAACTACAGCGTGGGCGACACCTGCCGCGAATCGTATGAGTGGGACGTCGAGCATGACTGCTCCACCTACGAGCTGCACGGCGAAGACGGCGAGATGGCAGGCGGAACGTGCTGCACGGTTGTCGCCACCTGGTCGGACTACATCGACGATCCGGCCGAGCTGGCCAAGAAGATCGAGAAGGCCATCGCCCAGAACCGCGCATACGGCTCCCGGCAGGTCATCATCGCCGGAAACCGGGTGGACAACGACGGGATGCTGGATCCCGGAGAGATCCGGATCGTGGGCGCTGTAGTAGTGGGGATTGTGGAATGAAGGCAAGATCAATAGAACCCGGTCAACGATTCGGCGAGCTCGAAGTCATCGAGGAATCGCCGGAGAAAGTGCGAAAAGAGAAAGCATACGTTTGCCGCTGCTCCTGTGGCGAAACCACCATCGCCACGAAAAGCCAACTGCTTACCGGCAGAAAAAAGTCCTGCGGGTGCCTGCGAAAGCGGACGCCCGCGAATGCTCTCGACCTGTCCGGGCGGCGTTTCGGCGATCTCGAAGTGATTGAGCGCGCCGGGACGAACGAGCGAGAACAGGCCCTGTGGATGTGCAAATGCCATAGGTGCGGAAATGCCCGACCGTTCGCGGCAACCACACTGCGCCGCGGTGAAGCTGTGTCCTGCGGCTGCGCTCGGCCGGAACAGATACGCCGCGCCAATGCCGTCCTTAGGACCGACATGTCGGTCGATGGTGTCCAGATCCCAATCCTGACCAAAAAGGTCAGGTCTGACAGTGGGACGGGAATAAAGGGCGTGTATCGGCGCGTCAAAAAGGGCGTCGTCTACTATGAGGCTCATATCAGCGTCAAAGGTAAAAGGATGTGGGGGCCAACGAGACGAACGCTCGCAGAAGCGATCGCAGACCGCAAAGCACTCGAGGCAAAATACCACAAACCGTACATCGAAAAGCTAGAGTCTGGAAGAATGGAGGACACCAATGACTGAACACCAACCACTTGAACTGATCGGAGCCGCCGAGTTTGCGCGGCTCCTCGGCACCACACAACAGAACGTCAGTCTGGCCGGGCAGCGGGCGCTGAAGCCCACCTACCGGGGCAGTTTTCTCCGGCCGGACGCGGTGTTCGAGGGTCGGCCGTTGTGGCGGCGTGACCGGGCGGAAGAGTATGCCCAAAGCAAAAAATCCCCGCCCAGCGCATAGCTGAGCGGGGATCGGTTATTTCTGGGCACCGAATGCCCGATACAGCATCACCCAGAGTTCTTCGCGCGTGACCGGGTCCTTCGACCGGCTGCCGTCCGTGATGCCTTGCTCGACCGCCCACTCCCGGGCGGCAGCAAATTCTGCGCGCCAGTCATCCACGGTCGGAGACTGTGCGGGCTGCTGCGGCCGAAGTCCGTATGTCTCCACGATCCCGACGACGATGGCCTCCGCGCACTTGCGGCGGTAGGCGTCGCTCTTCAGCAGCTCGCACTCATCCCGGTTGGTCATGAAGCCGCATTCCACGAGGATCGCGGTCATCTTCGTCTCGCGCAGGACGTGGAAATTCGCAGACTTCACACCGCGATCCGGGCGCCCGGTGGCCCGAATCAGTTGCCGCTGGACGGCGTTGGCAAGCGCCACGGCCGCTGGCGGGCGCGTCTCGTAGACATACGTCTCGATGCCCTGAGCGCTGTTCCAGCCATCACCGTATGCGTTGGCATGGATGCTCACGAACAGATCAGCCTTCCACGCGTTGGCCTTGTCCGTGCGCTCCTTGAGCGGCACGTCGCGGCTGTCGTCATGCGTCAGCATGATATCGATGCCCTCATAGCCGTTGAACAGCCGGTCAGCCACGTACCGAGCGACCACGCTGTTGAAATGGTATTCCCGGAGCGATCCGTCGGGCGACCGCTTGCCGGCCGTCTCCGGCCCGTGACCGGCGTCAATGGCGATCCGCATCGCCGACATCCCCCTTTCCTCTCAGAATCTCGACCGCCCTTTGAACAGCCGGCGGGATCGGCGCGCCGACGCGGCCGAGGTTTTCGGTGATCGAGAGCAGTTCGTTGGCCAGATAAAAAAACACCGCCGCGTCCCGGAACAGGTGCGCATCACCGAGCGCCGAATCGACCAGGTGCGCCACAGCCACAACCGCAAAGATCGCCACCTTCCGGGCGATCCCCCACAGGCCGACATCGCTCCGTAGCCGACCCTCTTTGGCCGCCGCTGCTACTCCGGACAGGTAGTCCAAGATGACGAATGTCAGAAGAATCGAAAGCAACGATGACCAACCTCCAAACAAATAGGAGGCGAGGGAACCGGCCGCAGCAACGCCCGGTTTGAACCAGCTTTCCATATGCGTGCACCTCCGCAATAAAATAAGCTCCGCCTATACGGCAGAGCTGGATAAACTGAAACCTATGACTCTCGAAAGCGGTAAGATATGGTATAATGGAACCAAATCACATGGAGGTCGGTATTATGAAGCGTTTGATACTCGGACTTGTCATCGGCATGCTGATCGGCAGCGCCGCGACAGCCTTTGCCGCATCCGATACGGTGACGGCAACCATCGCCAAACTCCGCTTCGTCGTCAACGGCGAGGAGCGGGACGTGCAGACCGAGCAGCTCGTCGTCATGGGGACGACATATCTGCCGGTCCGCGAGGTCGCCAACATGCTCGGGTATGACGTGACGTACCGGGCTGACTCGAAAACGATTGAATTCAGCGCTGCCAATGGGTCAGCGAGGAAAGGAGACAAACAAGGAATGGACCACACGATTGACGAAATCGCGAACGAGCCGACACCTACCACAGCGTATGAAGGAACGGACATCGTGCTCGATTTTGATTTCGGCACGCTGGATATGTCCGAATGGACTTCGCTTTACGACATTCATGATAGCGTGAAGCGAACTGTGGACTTGCTTCCCGGCAGTCGCCCAACCGATCATCGCAGATTGATGACGATCGAGTCCAGGTCTTCCCGGATCGAATTCATTATCCCCCAGATGGTCGGGGGGGACATGCTTTTTCGGAATGCAGATGGCGATGAGTTGTTGATCACCAAAGGTGAGATGTTTCTCCAAAACGAATCAGTCGCGAAGCTGCTGGGTCAATAGTTCCCGCCGCCCCGCGACTGAACGAATATCTGCGTCAGAACCGTCGCAACGATACGGCCGAGGCCGTTCGGGGTGACGGTTATTTCGTGCCACGTTCCGCGCTGTATTTTTCCGCCCGCGTCTTTGGCGAGATACGGAATGATATCCACCTCATCCGCGCTCGTTCCGAGTCCCGGCACAACGTTTCCGTCCACCCTCACCGTCACCGCTGTCGGTGTCGGACCCTCAAAGATTCCGTACTCGATGTCGTGTGTATGCGCCGGGATCGTGTGCGTGTGGTCCATTTCGTGCACGTGTGGCGCAATCTCGTGAGTATGGTCCATTTCGTGCACGTGTGGCGCAATCTCGTGAGTGTGATCCATGCCGTGTGTGTGCGTTTCGCCCCAAAACTCGTGATAATGGGTGCCGATTTGATGATAATGATCACCTGATGGCATGAACGTGACAGCGCCCCCGCCGGCAGTCATCAGCTGCGTACCGGGAGGAATACCGTGGTTGTGCAGACCTTCTGTGCTCATGAATTGACCGGGTTGAAAAATTGGCGACGGGAACAGAAATCCGTGCTCTGTTGTATTAAAAGTACTCGTCTGCTCTGTCGTCGTTTTACTACTCGGCCCGCTCGTTGTCTGTCCTCCGGCCGCTGTTGTTGTTCGGCTGCTCGGCCCGCTCGTTGTCTGTCCACCCGCAGCAGTCGTCTGCCTTGTACTCGGTCCGCTGGTGGTCGCCGGCGCCGCCTCGATGGCGCGCTCGTAACTCCGAAACGACTCAACCCGGAAGCTCAGGCGCACCTTGTTGATCCTGACTGTCTCCTCCGGCACCCAGAACCGCATGATGGCCGGATGGTCCGGATCGCAGTTGTCCGCGAAATCGTGGCTGTCGAAGTTGGTCGCGCCTTGCGCATACACCTCATTGATCCGCTGCCTATCCGCCAATTCCGCGATGCTGCCGGCGATGTCCAGCGGCCGGTTCGCGATCTCAATCTCCACGTCCCCCGGCGCGCCGGTGATGTCGGGTTTCCGGACGTTGACAACGCGAGCCGTGATGTCGATGCCCAGCTCCTCGTCCTTCACGATGACATGCGAGCCGGTCCGGAACTTCTGGAGCCCGAGATCGGCCGCCTTTGCCCGGTACGTGATGCGCGGATGCTTCAGTTCCTCCAGCAGCGCCTCACCGCGGGCCTTGAGCGTCTCGGCATGTTCGAAACGGCGATCGACAAAGATTTTGCTGATGATCCCGTATTGCGCTTGCGTGTCGGCGTCCAGATACGGCTTGCCACCATTGACTTCGGCGATGGTGAGTTGGTTCACGCCCTCGCCGAACCCGAGGCAATACAGGCGCGTGCAGAGCGTCGTCGGGTCGATTTCGCGCTCGATCTCGCGCATGTTGTGACCGTATCGGATATACGCGACGTGCGGGTCGTCGGCTACGGCCGGCTGCTCGACCAGGTTGAGCGTCCACGGATACGACGTGGTGTCCCACATCCACTGGTAGGCCTCCGTGAACGGCTTCGGCACTGAAAACAGCGCGGCCAGAAGGTTTTCATTTTCCCACGAATATTCAAACTGGCGCGAGAAGGCGACTGTGCCGAGCTGCCAGCGCTGGACGAGCTGGTGGGACAGGATGTACTCCAGCACATCGCGCGTGTACACGCCGAGATTCCCGATCTGGTGAAACTGGAACAGCACATCATCGAGTAGCGTCGCCAGCACATGCTCGCACTGGTACGTGATCGTCTGGCCGCTGCTGTCGCGCCGGGCGGCATGCGGGACGATCCGGAACAGGTCGATCCGCTCGTCGCCGTCGAATATTTCGACGAAGTATAGCGGCTTGCACTCGGTGTTCTTTGGGTCGTCGGCGGGAAGAGTGAATTGCGCCTTCCAGAGGTTGTTCAGCGGAAGCTCGTAGCCGACCTTTGTCGCGTTCTCGAGGAAAGCGACCGGTTGCAGCTGCTGGTTGTAGACCTTGACTGGTACGGTCATTGGCTGTCACCCGGTATCTGCGCCGTCGCAAGGATGGCATCTGCCTGCTCCTGCGTGATCCACTTGCCGACGTAGCTTTGAACCTTGGCCACGTCAATTCGCCGCATGACCCATTGAACGCGAATGAATTCGAACATCGTCACAACACCTCCATCAGAGCGAGCAGAGCTTGTTCGGTAGCTTGCAAACGCTGCTCCAGCGTCGGCGGCTCCGGCGGCCGCTGTGCCCGTTCGGCTTCGATCTCTTCCGGTGTCTTCTCCCGGATCACGCCGTTGTCGAGCTTGTATAGGTGAGGCGCGGCGGCGTATGTCTGCCATTCCTCGACCGTAATCGGTATCGCAGTCTCCGGGATCGCGTCGCCGTGAATGGTATCGACATAAAAACCGGCGATGGTTCCTGATTGGTCAAAATCGACGTAATATTGTGTTTGTGGCATTAGCGAATCCGCCTCCTCAATAACCAATTGCAAGCCAATACACTGTTTTATTTCCGCTCGCACCGTGAATGATCCCTACGCCGGATAGACTCCGATTGTAAATCGATATCGAGTAAGGCGTGGTGTCATTGACAATCGGATGGACAGAGATAAGGGCGTTGGGGAAAGTAATGGGAAAAGTGACACCACCACCCGCTTGCGGTATATTCGAGATCCCCCACTGGAGGATCAGGCCGCTCGCCAGTTTTTGATACCCGTTCCCCGCGAGGCTCGCCGGGTTATTTCCGCTGTGCCACATGTTGCGCCAATCCGTGCCGTCGTGATAATATATCTGTTTCGTGGCACCGTTCGCGTGCATCCTGCCGACCTTCCCGGTCGGCGCAGAGGCCACTTCGAGGTCGATGCCGCCCAAAGCGGTCAAGAGCCCCGTCATTGTGTCGCCGGATTTTTCTACTTTCGCGCTGTTGAGTGCGGCGAAGTTGTCATTCAGCGGCTGGCTTTCGATATTAGGTCCAATCGTAATGAGGTTTGCCACTATCATCACCCCTCACAAAAATCTGTGTCGCCACCCGAACGTCACAGTCGCGTTCGGGGCGCCACCCTCAAACACAAGCTGATTCACTCCGGGCTCAAGCATCACGAAATCCCCGGCGACAAGTCCGCTCATGGCGTTCGCGCCGTTTCGCGTGATCGTTGCCCGCGCGCCGTCGATCACCAGCGTCTGGCCGGAAAGCACCGTCGAAAGCGTCATGGATCGACCGTTCGTTCGGTTCGTGATTTTAACTCCGCTCACGCTCCCTGCGATGGTCACGATCAGCGGCGTGACAAGCGAGCTGTGGTTGTACAGCGAGCTGTGCTGCTGACCGTAACGCCACTGGAATCCAGTCGGGTTGGGATACCGCAGGCCGGTGTTATACTTGAGTCCAGTGTTGTACTTGTACGGACCCTCGTCGTAATCCGTGATGCCGGCGTAACTATACGGGTCAAACGCCATTAGCAGCAGCGTAAAGCGCCCCAGCCCGATGATTCGCTCGATATCGAGCGATCCGACATACCGGACCGTATAGGACCGCTCCGGACGGATGTCGAGCGTGAGCGTGAGCTCGCGCGGTCGGCCGTGTTTGTCCAGCAGGAGCGCCGCCACCCTCTCAACAGCGAGTTGCAGCGATACCGCGTCCTGTTCAATCAGGGCACAGTCAAGCTCAAACTGCCGCGGCCCAAGGTCGGCTCCGAAGTCCCACGCGCCGTGCCGGCCCGGTATCGCCATCGTCCGGTCGACCGTGTTCGGCAGGATCGGGCGGCGGGATGTGCTGATCATGATGATGCCGAGCTCCTTCGCCGGTACACCGCCGAGCACAAACCCACCGTTTTGCATCATGCCAATCCCGCCCCCCTCATTGCACCTTGCTGCAGCCGGTATAGCTCCCGGGCGATTGCCTGTATGTCCGAATCGCTCCGGACATAGAAATTCGCACCGGCGAACAGTCCCTCGAGGCTGACGTTCGTCACACGCGCCGCGCCCGCTCCGCCAGACACCGCAACGCCCGGCGCCGACAGCCCGCCGAGCCCGCCGGTGACCGCCGCAGCCATCTCCGCCGCCTCTCGGCGTACCGCGTCGACGGTGCGCTCGAGACCGAGCGCGAAGCCCTCGCCGGTGTACTCGCCGAGCTGCATCAGCACGCGGGACGGCGAGCTGATCTTGAGCGCGTTTTTGATACCGCTTGTGACGTTATTCGCGATGCCCTTGACCGCGTCCATGACGTTGCCGGCCAGACTCTTGATCCCCTCGATAAGCCCTTGAATGGCTTCTTTTCCGAGATCCATCATTCTGGATCTCAGACCGCGTAGCCAGTTCATGATATCGTTCCAGGTGTCGGTTATGGTTGTCTTGACCTCCGACATCTTGTTCCGTATCGTCGTCGAGATACGGCCGAACAGGTCTTTCGCGTCCTCCCACATTCGGGCCATCCAGCCCTTGACGTCGTCCCTGAGCACTTGCCAGCGCTTCTTGACCTCACCTGTCTCCCAGTTGACTTTGTTGACGTGTTCCCCTGCCTGCGCTTGAGCCTCGGCCACAACCGCCGCATGCATCTCTTGCGCACGGGCAATCGTCTCGTCGCGCTGCCGCTGAGCCTCGGCAATGAGTTTTTCGGCCTGCTCGGCTGTGATGGTGCCGAGCTCGTCGCGCTGGCGGATGATGTTCTTGACCACGTCGTTGTACTGGTCCTCGGCGGCCCGGATCGCTTCGTCGCGCTGCTTTCTGCTGTTCTGCACGACCTCCGCGGCCTGCCGGGCAGTCAGGGCGGATGCGTTCGCTCGCATGCGCTCGAGGATCGCTTTTTGCTCCAGCTCAGACTCGCTCATCATCTCGATGCCGGTCTCGAGCATCTGCTGCTGAATACGTCGGATCTCATCTGCTTCCTCTCGCGTCAGCCCACGCTTTTCCTCTGACGCAGCGCGGAGGATCTCCTCGATCCGAGCCTGCCCATCCTCGACCGCCTTCCGCTGCATCTCTTGCCCTTCCTGCACTTTGGCGAGGATTTCGGTCTGTTCTTCCTCTGTGAGTCCTTGGGCGCTCGCAAAAAACGCCTGCATAGACGCGATTTCCTCGGCGTGCTTCTCTTCCATCGCGGCCAGCGTCTGTTCACCCATCTGCTGGATTGTGCCGACTATGCTATCGGCCATCTCCTGCGTGACGGTCTGACCAGACCAGGCGAGTTGGTTCAACTCAACCGTTGCTCGGTCGTTCAGGTCCATGAACGCGCCGACCGCTTCTTGTGTTGCCTCCGACACCTCATCGCCGAATCGCTCGATCTCGGGGATCGCTTCGCCCATCGCATATTCTACGCCTTTAATCGCGCCCACAATCAGTGTAAAAGGCGCGGCCAGTACAAGAATCGCGGTTTTAAGCGGACCGGACAGCTCCATGATCCTGTCCCAATTGACATAGAGCGCTGCAGTCGCCGCCACTGCCGCAGCAATCGCCGCTGCGATCGGGCCGAACGACGCCGCAGCACCTGCCGCCGCTCCGCCCATCCGCCCAAAAACGGATATGAGCGATCCAACACCCGATGTCAACTTTCCGGCGGCAATGAGCCCAGGACCTATCGCCGCAGTGATACCGACTATCCCAACGATCACTTTTTGCGTACCCTCGTCAAGATCCGCGAACCGTCGCGCCCAATCGGCAATCGTGTCGATCAGCGGTTGAGCCGCCTTGAGCACATCCATCAGCGCCGGAATCAGCGCCTGACCGAGCGTAATGGCGACGTCCTGCAGTTGGTTACGAAACATCGCCATCTGACTTTCGGTCGTCGCATACCGCTGCGCCACCTCATTTTGCAGCGCACTGTTTTCCGCCCACGCTTCCGTCGCCGTCGAAATGGCTCCGCGCAACACATCCGACGCGCCGGCCAGACGCAAGAGCGTGTCCGATTCGCGGATACCAGTGATGCCGAGGTCTGAGAGGATAACCGTCAAGTTTTCGCCAGCTTTGCTCGACTCAGCCAGACCGTCGATAAATGCCTGCAGCGCAGCGGCCGGATCAGCCTGAAACGCCCGCGCAAATTCTTCTGCCGACATCCGGGCGACTTTTGCAAACTTGTCCAGATCCTCGTTCGCAAGCGAGACGGCCGTCTGCATCTTTTTCAGCGTCGTGCTCATCGCCGTGCCGCCGGCCTCCGCCTCGATGCCAACGGACGACATAGCAGCGGCCAGCGCCATAATCTGCGCCTCGGTCATGCCGATTTGCGCGCCTTGTCCGGCAAGCCTCATGCCCATCGCCACGATCTCAGCCTCAGTCGTGGCAAAATTGTTTCCGAGAGCGACCACCGCAGAGCCGAGGCGGTCAAAGTCCTGCTGGCTCATCCCGACGATGTTGGCAAACCGAGCAAACTGCGTCGCGCCTTCTTCGGCCGTCAGGTTCGTCGCCTCACCGAGGCCGATCATCGTCTCGGTAAACTTGAGTATGTTCGGCGTCTCGATGCCGAGCTGGCCAGCCGCCTCCGCAACAGCTGCGATGTCCGTCGCCGCGGCCGGCATTCGCTTCGACATTTCACGAATTCCCTGCTCCAGCTGGGCAAATTCTTCTTCCGTCGCGTCGACGGTCTTGCGGACGCCAGCAAAGGCGCTCTCAAAATCGACAGCCGCTTTTGTGGCAACCGTACCGAGCCCGACGATCGGCGCCGTCACACCGATGGAGAGCTTTTTACCCACGTCGGACATTTTTTCGCCGGCGGACTTGAGCTTGTCACCGGCCTTCTGCATTTTCTCGCCAAACGACTCGACTGCCGGTTCCATATCGCGCAGCTGCTGCTCGAGCTTCTCCAGCTCTTGCCTGGTCTTCTCGGTCTCGCGCACAAATGCGCGGTACTGCCCTTCGCTGATCTCGCCGCGCTGGAATTGCTCATTGACCTGCTCCTGCACAGAGCGGAGCCGATCCAGCTTCTCGCGGGCATTTTCGATCGCGTCAGCAAGCAGCTTTTGTTTCTGGGCGACCAGCTCTGTATTTGATGGGTCGAGTTTCAGGAGTTTCTCGACCTGCTTGAGTTCGGATTGGATGTCTCTCGCTTTTTTATTTACGTCCGACAGGGCGGCGGACAGGCCCGTAGTCTCCGCCCCGATAACCACGTTGATCCCGCGAATAGTTTCTGCCATGCCCGCTCACCCCCGGAAAAATGCGTCAATGTCTTCCTGCGTCGCTTCGCGCGGCTTGTCAGGATCGTCGCCCATGTAGGCGTACGCCAAATCAAAAAAGTCCTGCATGGTTAGCATGTCGAGCTCCATCATGGAGAACCCGATCCGCCGCGCCAATGCGATGATGTTGATGTCCGTGCGGTCGACACGGTTCGGCGTGTCACCTTTGGGCCGCCGGTGCCACGGTTTTGTTTCGACGAAAAAAGATTTTCGTTGCCTCTTCCATTACTGCCGTCATCAACTCTGGATCAAAAATGTCAATATCCTCGTGCTCCTCGAGCCACCGGGCAAACGACGGGAATTGCCCACCCACGCCGGCATCCGTCCGCGCCAGCGTCCAGATCAGGCGCAGGATCGCCACCGAATCCAGCTTGCTCAGGTCAAGCTTCGCCGGGTCGACCTCTCCGCCGCCGGCGAGAGCCTGAAACCCGGCCAGCCCCGTCATCATCCCGACCATATCGCCGAGCAGGTCTCGGCCAAATTCTTGCTGATAGTGAAGAAGGCTCAGGGCGGAACCCCTGAGCCTCAGCGTCTTGTCGCCGATCGTGATTTCGCGCATATTACACCTCCGGTGTAAACAACGGCGTGTAAACCGCACTGAAGAAGCTGTTATACGCCGTTGCATTCGTATCGCTGAGCTCCATCTCACCCCGGACGATCATCTTGCCGCCGATCTCGATGGGCGAGATGGTCAGATTCAGCACGTCCGTGTTCGGCGTGATCGACTCGGCCTTCGTCTGCCGTTCTTTCGCCGGGCGGGACGCCGCGCAGTCGTAAAACACGAACCGGCGGTTGCGCTTGTCGCCCTGAATCTGCCCCATCAGGGCGAAATGCTTCGGAATCGCGTCGGAAACCTCGATCAGCGCACCGTTTTCGTCGATCTCCCAGCCGAGCATTTCGGCCAGGATCGCGTCCGGCACGTTCGCCATCTCGAGTTCTGCCGTGTAGCCGTTGTTCGCGGTGTAGCTGAAATACAGCGTGTTGTCGGCGTAGAAATTCGTGCTCTCGCCGACTGCCGTCGGCGTAAACCGCACCGCACCCGGAATCGGGACCGGCGTCTTCCACGCGGGCTGGCTCGGGTTCGAGTCGTCGAAAAAGGCGATGTGCACCTTCTCCAGCCCGAACGTCACTTTGTTCTGGCTCATCGTTCATCCCCCAATCAATTGAATTTCATATATGACCTGAAACAATTTCTCGTCCTCGATGTAGGCCTCAGTCTTGCTGTACGGTAGCCCGAGCTCCTTGAGTTTGTTCTGGACCGCAGCCTCCGCCGTCAGGTCTTTCTTGTCCGTGTACAGCTCGATCTGGATGACCGGGATGTCTACATAGTTCAGGTTGTCGGCCATCAGGTCGGAGCTGTACGCCTCGCGGTACGTCAGAAACGGCGGCTTCGGCGCCGGGTTCTGCGGCGTATCCTCAAAATGCGAATAGGCGACCGGATAGCCGATCGCCTTGAGCGCGGTGTAGAGCTCCTGCAGCGTCATGCCGCATCACCCTCCGTTCCGGATGATCGCGCGGACGCGGCTCTGAAACGCTTCGATTTCCCGGTCAGCTGTAGGCCTGATGTGCGGGCGCCCTTCGACACGACCGCCGCCGCGCTTCGCGTGACCGAATTCGAGCAGGTGGGCGAGCCATGGCTTCTTGCGGTTGTAGATAACATAGCGGATTTCCCCTTCCCTGCCCTGCTTCTTCCGTGTCCAACCTTTCGCGTACTCGCCGGTCCGACGCGGAGAGCGTGCGCGAATTTCCTTCACGAGCCGCTGACTCGCCAAGTCCGCCTCTTTCTCGATTGCCTCTGCCACATCCTCGGTGTACTCCTTGACGGCCAGCGTGATCTCGGCGGCGAGGTTGTCGATGTTGATGCTAGCCATTGCCGATCACCCTTTCGCAGGTCAGGCGGGTTTTCTCCCCGCGCGTTTCAGCACGGATGATGTGGTACACCACGTCACCGTGCCGCAGCCGGTCCTCTCCCTGGTACTCGAATGAGTAGATTTCGAACCGCTTCGTCGGCCGCAGTCCGCCAGCCGCAGCGTTGTAAAATTCCTCGGCCGAAACCGCGAGCTCGTTTGCGAACACCAGCCGCTCCGTGACAACCTCTTTCTGGTTGCCGATTTCATCCTCTTCGATGGTGACGGATTGCAGGTAAATGACTTGATTATGCCTCATCCATCATCGACCACCGTATACTCCTGCGAGAGCGTAAGGTGCGCCTTGAGCATGTCGTAGGACCGTTGAAAACGTTCCGCCTCCGTGTTGTCGTAGCCGAAGTGAGCCTTTGCATAGGTGACGATGGCCCGGCGAATCAACGGATCGTCATCGTTCAGACGGTCCGGATGCACCCCAGAGAGCTGCAGGTCGGCTTTGGCGGCGTCGATCAGGTCCTGCACTTCGGAGTCAAAGGCGCTGCTGGTGATACGCAGCGCCAGCTTCACATCCTCCAACAGCGCCATGATTACTCCTCCCGTCAGCTAGCCGCTTTCTTGATCAGCACGACGCCATTCGGATCGGCGAGCTTGCCATCGGCAATCATCGTCGCCTTCGAGATCCACTCATCGGTGTTTTCGTCGAAGTAGCGGCGGTACGTGATCGCCATGTTCGAGTTCACCATGTAGTCGCTCAGCCGCACCAGGATGCCGACCACTTCGCCAGCGTCCGCCTCGTCGATGGACGGCAGCAGGTCTTCGACGGCGATGACTTCGCGGCCGAGGAACCGTTCTTCGATCGTACCATCCAGACCGTAGTTCACGCGGGCGATCGGCTGTCCGGTGGTGTCCGTCATACCGACAATGTATTTGTGCCAGTCGGCGTCGTTCATGATGAGCGCCACGCCGGAGCGGTACGAACGCGGAACCTTCGCAAACACCGCCGGCCAGGTTTCGTACTTTCCGAATTCTTCCGGCGACAGCGTGGCCACCCGGGAAGACGAAACATTGTGGTTCGCGATGCCGAGCGGCTGGCCGGTGCCGGTGCCGGAAATGATGGCGGCGTCCAGCGCCTTGACCATCGCCTCGGCGATGTTGTCGGCCACCGTCGCCTCGAACACCGGCAGCGCCACCGTACCAGCAACAAGCTCGACAGCCACGCGGACTTGCAGCTTGTGATAGGAGAAGCTGATCTTCGCGTTGACGACCTTCTTCTGCTTTTCCGCCACTTGACCGGCCGCAAGCCACACCGCGGTGGGTTTCGCCGTCGAAACCGGGATTTCCACACCGCCTTGGATGCTGGTCTTTGTCACACGCGACCAGATGCGGCCGACTTCCTCCATCTTCTCGACGATCCGATTGATGATCGTCGTCGGGATGACGGCGCCGATGTCGCTCGGCAGCGTCGTTTCGTCGGCCCGGAATTCCAGGACATCCGACTTCTTGCCGCGCGTCACGTACTCCATGAACGCCCGGCGGTACTCCATCGTGTCGTGCGAATCCACGTCGCGAGCTTCACCCTTCGCCGGCAGCCCAGTGGAGTCGATTTTCCGACCTTCAATGCCGCCCGCCTGGATGCCAGCGGCTACCTCGAGCCGGCGTCGCAGTTCCTGCTCCTCGGCGGCCAACGACTTCAACTCCTTTTCGACGGCGTCCAAATCAGCCTTTTCGTCATTTTCCAGCATGTTTCTCAGCTCGATCTTGCGAGCTTCGATTTCTTGCAGACGCTTTTGAATGTTCACTTTCCTTCACTCCTTGATCAAAGATAGGTTTTTGCAATCAGCACTCTCCGCCGTCTCTCGGCAGCCTCCGCTGCCTGGCGCTCAGCCTCCGCTTGCGCCTCGAACCAGCTCCGCGCGCTGATATATGTCTGGTCGTACGCCGGGGTATCCACCGCCGACACGTCCCAGATTCGCTTGAATCGGAGAATCCGACGGGTGCGCGTGTCACGGTCGTATTCATCCTTGTCAATCGTGAATGCAAAGGACATCTTGTCCACGTCGCCCCGCCTGATGAGCTCATACAGATCGCGTCCGGCGGTCGTGTTCGCCAACCGAGCCCGCACGAGCATCCCCTGATCGTCCGGGATGAGCTCCAGCGTCTTGTTTCTGGTTCTGCCCATGATCATGACGCTGTTTGAGTGGTTGTATTTGAACGGCACATCCCGCAGGTCAGCACCGTCTAACGCACCCCGAGCGATAACCTCGTAGTATTTGACCCCTTCAATCTCATACAGAACGGTAGGGCTTTCATAGACGATGGCCCGCCCTTCGACGATCATCTCCTGCTCGTCACCCGTCGGTTCCAGCGCCCGGATCTCCGCCAGGCGGATTTCCTTCTGGATCGTCGTTTCCGGTTTCGTTTCCTTGTGCACCGGTATCACCTCCCGAATCGGTTTCATCCGTCGGCCGGGTGTCCAGCCGTCGGATCGGAACGTCGCCGCCCTCGATTGGCGACAGGTTGAAGACTTCGCGCCATTCATTCGGCGTCATGGCGCCGCGGTCCACCAACGAAACAAGTGCCAGCTTCGTGCTGACGCTCGCATATTGAAGCCGGTTGGCCTCGAACACGATTTCGTTGCCGTGCCCGATTTCACGGTCACTGAACAGTTTGCTCGTGAATTCCAGGCTGAGCTGCAGGGCAATAGGCTCGATGGTCGACTCATAGAACGCGTTCCACTCGTCTTCCGTGTACTTGCCCATCACAATGTTTTCGTTGACGCCGAAGTACCGGAATACCGTGTCCCGCAGCTCTTGCATCTGCTGGGCGTCGATCATCTTCGGGTCATTTTTCAGCTCGATATAATCCGCCTTCGAGTCGAGCGCTGCGATGCCACCGGTATTCTGAACAGTCATGTATTCCTGAACGAACCGCTCCCGGTTGACTTTGATGTCGTCCTCCTTGAGCATCTGCGTAAACTTGAGAATGCCCCGCAGGTGCGCCGATGTCTTGACTGCCTGCGCCAACCCCTCCCGGGTCGTGTGAATCACCGAAAGGGTGGTGTTTAGCGGCACGTTCGGGCTGCCCAACATATCGTTGTCGTAGTAGTGCCGCCGCAAATGGATAACGTCGGAATAGGGCAGCACCACGCTGCCCTGGTCGGCGAAGTAGAACTTGACATAGAGCGTCCCGCGCTCATCCTCCAGAATGTCAGCGCCCACACAACTGACCGGCCAAATGGCCACGAGCTGCCCGCCTTCCCACTGTGGATAGGCGAACGCGTTATTGTCCAACAGCGCCGTGCTGACCATCTTGTAGAGAAAATCATAGGCGTTCATCCGCGGGTTCGGCCGCACCTGCAAGAGGCGCTCAATGTGGCCGCCCACCGGGATTATGTCCCCATTCACCCGACGGATATGCTTCGCCTTGAGCTTCGCCGTGTTCCGCGCAACGGCGTCTACCGCCGCTCGCACCACGTCGGCCTCATATGGCCGATTCCCCCACGGCGTAAACACCGGCGTGTACCCGGCCATCACTTTGACCTGGGACAATCCGGCCCGCCGAGAAAACAAATTTCCAAACACCTTCTGCAACCAATTCCGCTGTTCTGCCACCGGCTCACCTCCCTTCAGCATGCCAGCGCCCGGTAATCGTCCATGTGCCTGAACAGCACGGTATAGGCGATAAGCAAAGAGACAGCGCCGTCAATGCGCTGCCTCGATTTCTGGCCCTTCACAGGACGAATGTTGTCGTTCTCATCGCGTTTCACGCTGGTGTTCGTCAGACACCACTTCAAGATCGGGTTGTCATTGTAATTGATCCGCTTCGCCATCAGGTCGGCCGCCAGCTCCTTCATGGGCTGGCTGAGCGTCTGGGCACCCTGCCGGACGACTTCCATCCGGAATCCGTGCGCCTCCATCTCGTCGACCCAATACTGCGAATTCCAAGGGTCGTACCCGATCCAGACCGGGTGGATGCCGTACTCCTGGACCATCCGCAAGAACCACGCCGTGACATCGTGGTAATTGACCTTGTTCCCCTCGCAGAGTGTCAGCAACCCACGCTCCGCCCACTTGTCATAGGGGATCTTGTCTTCACGCACCCGCTGTTCCACCAGCTCCGCCGGCAGGAAATAGTGCTGCAGACAGTATATCTTGTCGCTGCCCGGCTTCATGATGAGCAGCGTCGCGCAGGTCAGGTCCGTCGTGCTGGACAGGTCGGCTCCGCCCACGGCGTAAGTGTTGCGGATGTCGTCCACCGAGAACGTCTCTGGATTGTTCACCTGATCGAAAGTCAGCCACGTACCAGCCACCGTGTCGCGTAGGTTGAAGTCCTTCGCGAGCACAGTCGGCAGGAAATCCGGGTCGTTCTTCGCGCGTTCCACGTTGGCCGCGAGCTCGTTGTAATCCTTGATCGTGCCCAACCCCGGATTTGCCTTTTCCCACATCCGGTAGTCCGTCCATTCTTCCCGGTCGTCCAGCTCGTAAATAAACGCCAGAAAACGATCGTCCTCTGCAACCCCATCCAGCACATTGCAGGCGTAATCATAGATCGAGTCATAGATGCACTCCCGCACAAAGCCGGCCGTGGTGATCATGTCGAGCAGCGGCTGCTCCCGCGCCGTCATCGCTTGCTTGATGACGTCATACAGGTTACGGTCCTTGATCGCGTGCAGCTCGTCCATAATCGCATAGTGGACGTTCAGACCGTCAAGGCTGTTGGAGTCGGATGCGAGCGGCTCGAACTTTGAAAACGTGACCGGAAAATACAGGTCCGTTTTGCGCTTCTTGACGTGCTTGTTAAGCGCCGGCGACTGGGCAACCATGTTGTGTGCCTCGGTCCAGACGATCCGCGCCTGATCCTTCTTCGTGGCAACGCTGTACACCTCGGCGCCACCTTCACCGTCACCCACCAGCATGTAGTTCCCGAGCGCGGCCTTCTCCGTCGACTTCCCGTTCTTCCGTCCGACTATCGTCAGCGCTTCACGCGCACGACGGAGCCCCGTTTCCCGATGGACGAACCCATACACTGCCTGGATCTTTGCTTTCTGAAAGAGCTCCAGCCGGACCGGCTTCCCAGCCCACTTGCCTTTACTGTGTTTGCAAAACCGCTCGATGAATTCGATCGGGCGGTTTGCTTTCTCAGGATCGAAGACCCACGGACCGCGCGGGCTCTCTAGCTCGTCGACCAGCTTTTGATATTGCTGCTTGAGCCGACGGCACGCCTGGATCTCGCCGGTCTGAATCTTCTCCCAGTACTCCAGGATGTAGTTTGCGCGGCTCATTTCCGACCGCCTTTAAGAAACTCCATGAGCTCGTCTTTCTCGGTTTTCGGTTTCTCGTCCGGCAAAAGGTCAAGCAATTGCTTGCAGGCGGTCGTGTAGTTCTTGATTGTCGTGTTATATATCTTCACCGCCGGCCGCTCGCGCTCATATTCAATGCCCGGCGTCTGGCTAAATAGCTCAACGGTGCCGCGCTCGTTGATGTCTGCCTCCAGGTCCTCGAGCGTGACCTGCATAAAGGCGATCCGCTTGATCAGGCCCTCGGCGGATTTCAATCGATCGGCCGACAAGTCTTTCAAGAGTCGCTTAAGCTTGCTGATCTCTTTCCTGATCCGCTGATCCTTTGTCATCTCCGCGGATTTCCCCATACTTTCTCACGCTCCTTTCTGGGGCAGGGGGTCACGCGCGCGACGTTCCGAGGTTTTCGGAGGGCCGCCGCCCGGTCCCCAGCGGTCTGCCTCTGCCTTGACACAGGGGGGATAAGCCGGCACCTCAAACTGCCACGAGATTCCCGTTTTCGTCAAATTTCAGCCCTTCTGCCGTCGCGGGACTCTCATGGTGCTCTTTGTTGTGGCAGTCCTGGCATAGCAGTTCGAGGTTCTCGTGATTCAGTGACACAGCCGGATCGTTGATGTTCTCCGGTATCAACCAGATCTTGTGATGGACGATCTTCCCCGGGCCGCCGCATCTCTCGCAGATCCCATACTGCGAAACAAAATAAGCGTCGCGACATTGTCGCCACGCTTTGGACTTGTAAAAGTTTCGCGCCCATGGTTTCACGCCCTCACCCCACAATCAACCCGGACAGCCACCCCGCACCTATCCGGCTCGGCAGGAGGAGGTGAGGGCCACTACTCACCCGCGAGGCGGCGGACGAAAATAGAAAAGGCCGCCGTTTGATCGGCGACCATAATAGCTATATTGCGGCACTCGCGTCCGGGAATTGCCTTGCGGTTCCCTCCCGGTTGGTACGCTGCGCCGCTTTCCCGCCGCTCCGGATATCGCCAGGTCACGCCATCCGAGGACAGAGTGCGCAGACGATGCGGCGGTGCCGAAATTCTATGGATACACGACTTCGACACTACCATTTTAGCACGATTTATAACGCCAAAAGTGACATGATAGTGTCATCTCCACCCCACTCGCAATGCAATCGCCGTTACAATCTCATCCCGCCAACGCATTGCCTGCCGTCGGCTCACATTGAGCTCCATCGCAATACCGTCCCATGTCAGCAATTGCGGTTTCGTCCAATATCGTAATTGAACGAGTTTTTGTTTTGACGGCTCCAGACCGTCATAAATGGCCCTTATAGCCTCCGATACCTCGGTTAGGGTCTTTATACGTCTATCGGCCAAAAGACGGCTTACAAGCCATCCTGTGCGGTCTGACGGCGTGTTACCGCGCCCCCCTCCGACTCTGTCAGGCTCGGGCGAGGCGTTGAGGATATCTGCCCGCAATCGCTCAATTTCCCTCAATGTATCGTGATAGGCGTACAATTCCGCCTCGACATGCCGAAACGCTCCTCGGCTGATCTTGATTGTGGTTGTTGTTTCAGTCATCGCCCCACCGCTCCCTTCTTCCGCTGGTTGAACTGGTCCGGCGTCCGCAGCACGTACTCCCGCCCGGACACGCGGATCACGGTCGGCACGTCTTTTTTGATTTTGAGAACTGTCACGACAGGCCGGTATCGGTGGCCCTTCGGTCGATCGTATTTTTTCATTCCACCGTCACCCTCTCGATCTCCAGCCTTATCAACTCAAGCCCCGCGTATCTCACCCGGTCATAGATCCGGTTGAACTGGCTCCTCAGCTCGATGTTGCCCTCGACGATTTTGGCTTGATCTTTCAGTCTCGTCATCAACATCTTCGACATTTCCACCGCTCTCGGTTGCCACCCCATATGGCCGGAATGCCCGGCCGTCTCGGAGTCGTCCCACCCGCAGAGATAAAGACCGTTGACACGGATTCGATATTGCGGCAGGTTCACAGCTCGCACACTCCTTTCGGACAGTCATTTCCATACGCGGCCGCCTCATCCGGCGCCGCCACCAGCTCCACGCCCGGGCCGAACGTCCGGTCCAAATATTCCACGAACGCTACAGTCACGGCGGCAAGTTGGACCGCCTCCCTGCGCATGTTCTCATAGCCGCCCTTTTCCCGTTTCGCGTGCGGTCCCGTAAAGACCGATTCGTTCACGGCCTCGCACAGCTCGCCGAATTCCTCGCCGAGAATACCGAGCCAGAAGATCGGATCGTGGTTCTGCTCGCCCCATTTCTCGTCCTGCCGATTCCGCTCCTGGACTACGCTGGCCAGGGCGGTGGCCATCCATTGGTTGCTCATCGCCCCATCTCCTCCCGTTCCATCCGTTCGATCTCACGTTTCAACCAGCGCATCTTTCGTCTGACCCATCCTTGCGCTCGCCATATCCATTGACCGAATGTCATAACCGTCCGCCTCCCATCACGCAATCTTCTCAATCCTTGCTTTCAGCGCGTCGATCAGCGCTTGCTGCGTCCGCGCTTTCGATTCCAGGCGCTTCGCGACTTCCTCGCCAGTTCTGCCAGCATCAACCTCCACTCTACCGGCGGAGCTTGCCGCAATATCTCCCGAATCGCCTCGATCCGCTCCCGGTACGTCGCCCGCCGCGGTGGCTGCACGGCCGTGATCGCCACGCCGGTCTCGCTGCTGACTCGGCGGCTGGTGCGGATTGCTCGGTGCGTTTTATAGGCCGCCATCGCTAACAGCCGCCTCATTCGTCGAAATCCCAATGCCGATCATAAATCTCCTCGTACGTCGGCAGCCCTTCATCGAGGCATAGGTCCCCCGGCGCATATCCAGCGCGAAGCAAAAAAACCATGCGATTCCGCGCCGAGATTTTCTTTGATTCCGGAAGATATCGAGAAATGAATTCGCTCGCATCCTTCCGGGTCATTCCGTCAAACCGAACGTCGCACCGATACTCCAGCAGTCGAATGACATTCCACTGTTTCTCAGTGATGCTTTCGGCCTCCGCCATCTTCTGCTTACACCACTCATCGAACGTCATGCCAGCCGCCTCCCATCATGCAATTTTCTCAATCCTTGCCTTCAGCGCCTCGATCAAAGCTTGCTGTGTCCGGGCCTTCGTCTCAAGGCGCTTCGCCACTTCTTCGTCCATGCTATCTTTCACCATCAGCAGGTGCTCAATAACCTTCTCCTGTTGTCCTTGCCGGTGCAGCCGCTTCTGGGCCTGCTCGTACAGCTCCAGCGACCAGGGCAACGTAAACCAACAGATGTGATTCCCGCCGCGCTGAAGGTTCAGGCCGTAGGCCGTCGACGCTGGATGCGCCAGGCCGACATGGATTTTTCGGGCGTTCCAATCCGCGTAATCCTGCGGCCCGCGCAATTCCCGGACCTCCAGCCCGCGCATCTTCCGCAGCGCCCGGATGATCCGGTCCCGATCATGCTGGAAGCCATAGAACGTCAGCAGCGGCTTGCCTTGGAGGCTCTCCACCAGCTCCAGAAACGCCTCAATCTTCGCGTCATGGACCTCATGGACTTCGCGGTCTTCGTCATACACCGCGCCGGCACACATCTGCAGCAGCTTGTTCGTGACCGCTGCCGCCTGGGCGGCGGTGATGACTTCGCCGTCCAGCTCCAGCACCTGCTTGCGCTCGAAATCCCGGTACGCCTGCCGCGCCTTCGCGTCCAGCTCGATTGGGATTCGGTTCGGCACCAGTTCCGGCAATTCCAAATAGTCCTCCGCCTTCATACTGATGCAGATATCCTCAATGGCCCGCTTGATCGCGTCCTCCGCGCCGGCCTTGGCTTCGTATTTGGGATAATCAAGCCATGTCGCCTTGCTGAAATACCGCTCCTTGTACTGCTCGAATCGCGGATACAGCCGCTGTCCCTGATCCAACAGGTACACCTGCGCCCAGACGTCCATCAGGCTGTTCGGCGCCGGCGTGCCGGTCAACCCCAGCACGCGCTTAATCAGCGGCCGCACCCGTTTCATCGCCTTAAACCGGTTCGACGACGGGTTTTTGAAGCTCGACAGCTCGTCCAGTACAACCATGTCAAACGGCCACGCCTGCCGGTAGTGGTCGACAAGCCACTGGACGTTATCTCGGCCAATCACGTATACATCCGCTGGCGTTGCCAGCGCCCTCAGCCGCTGCCGCTCCGTCCCCAGCACCGTCTGCACCCGCAGCAGTCGGAGGTGCTCCCACCGCGCCGCCTCATCCGTCCAGGTCGCTTCGGCGACTTTCTTCGGCGCGACGACCAGCGTTTTTCTCACGTTGAACCGGTTGTACATGAGATCGTTGACGCCAGTCAGCGTGATTACCGTCTTGCCGAGACCCATGTCCAACATGAGTCCGAGAATCGGATCGGTCACGACACGGTGGATGCAGTACCGCTGGTAGGGGTGGGGGGTGAAGATCTCTCGCGCCGTCACGAAAACAGACCCTCCTGAATGGCGTAGTCCAGTATCCCCTCTTCAAGACATTCCAGCATGCTGTCGACCTTCTCCTTGCTGTCAATCACCAGCACCGCGCACCCCAGGTCCCGTAAGCGGTCGTGTTGGTATAGCTGCAGTGCGGTCGGCTTCCTGCCCGGTGCTTTCAGCTCGACGAATACCACCCGACCCCCAGGCATGATCACGATCCGGTCCGGAACGCCGTTGTTGCCGGGGCTGACCCACTTCATGGCCGCGCCGCCGGCTTTGCGTACCTGATCCCGGAGGTAGGTCTCGATCGCTTTCTCTCTCACCGCTCAAACCTCCCGCCGTTACTTTCTCGCGCACGCGCGTATGTTATGTCCGCGTTCAGGCGCGTTAGGCGTGCGCGTGTACGCTCTAATCTCTCTATTTCTCTCTTTTTACCTTTTATATAGAAAAGAAAGTTACAAAGTTACAAAAGGTCTGAAATCCCAATCGTGGCGCGGTTTCCGGGCTGTAACCTTGGGTGTAACTTTGGTGTAACTTTCTTGTCGAAGGTTACAATTTCCGTAACTTTCCAGTTACAAGGTTACAAGAAGGTTACAGAGAAAGTTACAGCCCGACCTCGCGGTAAAAACCTTTTTGCACTCCGTATGGACCGCACCGGATAGGCGCCGCCTTCCGGCTCCATCCCGGCAGCCGCGCCAGAATGTTGTTGATCTCGACAGTCTCCGCGCGCCTCATGTGCTTCAGCTCTCCGCCTAAGCACTCCACCCAGATCTCGGCTGCGCAGATGCGATCCCTCGGCACCGTCTCGCCTTCGTACTTCCCGAACTCGGCCGCCCAAAATAACCGCCTCGCAGCGATATCGCGTTTTTCCCAACCTGGCGGCACCGGCCGTTCCACGAATTCGCGGATCAGGCCCTCCTTGGCGTTGCCTTCGCGGTGCTCTTCCTGCTGCTGCTTGGCGATCTCCGCCGCCTCGCCGGTCAGGTAAAGGGGCTCACCCTGTTGCCAGTACACGACGGCCTCCGCGTAAATCTGGTCGACTTCCTGCTCCAGGTCGTTGAATACAGACTTTTTTGGCGGATGCAGCCCAACGTCTACCGGCCAAAAACGCCGGTTGCCCGTAGCGTCGCGCAGGAATTCGGCGTCGTTGGTTGTGCCCCAGAACACGCACCGCCGCGGGAACGCTGTCGTCCGGCGGCCGTACGGCTCCCGATAGATGTCCTCCGTCCGACTCAGGAACTGTTTGATCGCGTTCGTCTCGGACTTGTTGAAGCCTTGCAATTCGGCAATTTCATTGATCCAGATGCCTTGGATCAGCTCAGATGCCTCCTTGCCCTCAAAGGTCGTGAGGCTGTCACTGTACCACTTGCGGCCGAGGATACGCAGAAACGTCGACTTCCCGATACCCTGCGGCCCGGCGAGGATCGGCATGTAGTCGTATTTGCACCCGGGCTGCATGGCGCGGGCGACGGCCGCGACGACGGCCTTCCGGGCGACGGCCCGGGTGTACACGTTGTCTTCGGCACCCAGGTAGTCGATGAGGAGCGTATCGAGCCGCGGCACGCCGTCCCAGACGAGCGAGCGGAGATAGTCCTGCACCTCGTTGTATCGGTGCCGGTGCGCGACGAGCGCGGTCGCGTCGAGTACCTTTTCCTTGCCCGTGATGCCGTAGGCGCGTTCGAGGTAATGGCGCAGTCCGGCGTCATCGAGGTCGGTCCATTGCCGACGCTCTGCCCGCTGGTCCCAAGGAAGCGCCCCGAGCGCCATGCCGCGGACGGCAAATTCGTCATAAGCGATCTTGCCGCGGAGGAGCGGATCGTGCTCCAGAATGATCAGGATATTGTCGGTCGTCTTGGCAGGCCGTCCAGTTGTCGGAGAGAGCTCCAACTTCTTGATCCAGTCCATGTCCGGCTGATCGCCAGATGGCTGTTCGGCGGAGCTCTGGAATGCCTCGACCGCGCGCTCGTACCGCTCCGCCTGCATGGCGGCCGCCACACCGGCATCCTGCAGCGCGAAGGCGACCATCGCCGTGTAGCTCGGCAGCCGGTTCGTCGGCGTACCGGGCGCAGCGTCGTCGTCCAGATCGCTGAACTTGTGCAGGCGCACGAGGTCGAAGGCGTTGACCAGGCGGCCGCTGCACGGGTCAGTGGCGTGGTGGCTGTACAGGAACTTGCCGTCATCGTAGATCACCGCGCCGCCGGTTGTGCTGCCGGCCACGTACGTCCAGCGCGTCGGGTCGTCCGTGGGTGCGTAGACGCCCGGCAGGAACGTCTCCATGGCCGTGAGCACGTCATACTGCCGGCAGAACGCCCCGACAACGCCCGGTTTTGCGTGCGGATCGCCTTGCTTCGCGGCCAGGCGGACGTGCTGAGCGTCGGCGCCCGGCACCTGCGGCCAGCTCATCCAGTCGCGCCAGTCTGCATAGAGCGCCAGCATGCCGTCCGCGCTCAGGAACGGCTTGTCGCCGTAATGGTAGATGTATTGGCTGTCCGCGCAGCAGCTCGGCCAGTACATGAGCCGCGTCACCTGGAACGTCGTCGGATCGCACATCTCGATGCCGATCATTTCGGCCAGCTTGCGCGCGATCGGCTCGTATTCGTCGGCCGTCACAGTGCGGTCGGTCGGCACGATCAGGCGTAACCGCGGCCGGTCCGGCGAGTGCTTGCGGGTGGAATAGACGACGTAAGCACAGCCGAGGCCGTCGATCCGACGCAGAACGTCATCGGTTGCGAATGGCGGGATGGTGTCGAGGTCCAGCGTGATGAGATCGCGGCCGGCGACGGCAGACGCCTTGCGGCGGGG